CGCGGTTCGAGCCGCGGCGCCGGCCGGAAAAGCTACCAGCGGGAGCCACTTGAGTATGTCGTATACCCTGCCCGGCAGTAGGTAATCGGATTGCGGGCTATTGGATTCATCCATTTTTCACCTCCTTAAACATTGCGGCAACCGTCTCCACAACGCTTAAAGTCGTGGAAACGGGAGTTTCAGCGCAGGTACTGTCCGGGATAGATAACGTATGGGCTGCGGATGCCATTGCGTGCGGCAGCCGACTGCCAGCCGGAGCC